CACCACCTTGAAGACCTCCACCGAAGGTTACAGGCACAGTATCAGCAGCACCAACAGCATCATCGAGGTTAAAGTTAATGTCCACATTTTCATTACCTAGTGTAAGAGTAGTCTCATCAAGATTAAAAGTAGTATCACTTCCAACTGTGACATTACTGTGATTCTTGTGTGCAGGTAGTCCCTCTGCAATAGTCTGAAGTCCCTGATAGTGTCTCCATAGTTCACTAAGGGTGCTTCTATCGAAATCTTTTGTATCAATTGCCTCATGGAGGGCAACCTTCACAGCATCTACTGCTGTATCAAATTTAGAGTGTAGTCCGCAAGTCATTTGTTTCTCCGTAGTGTGTTTAAGTGTGCGAGAATGTCATCTCGAATCCACAGCAACTCATTATAGCACTTTTGGTTATGAGCACAAGAGCGTAGTGAATCGTCAGGTTTATGGACAGACTCGATGAATATATCAAGTGCTCTATTCCATAACTCATCCTGACCTTCTTTAGGGATTGCCCCTTGGTCTTTCATAGCTAGTCTATATTGTTGTAGTAAGTAGGGGTATTGGTTGTCACTCATGTGAAAGAGAACCAACCTGTACAAATCATCTTTTCAGATGTCTCTGAAACTCTGCCACGATGGTGGTGAGTCCAATCGGAAGGCCATATAACAGTATAACCTTTTTTTGCTGGTACGTAAAGGTCTTGATGATACCATTCAGTACCACCATCCTCAACGTCATTCAAATATGTCATAAAGACTAAGTGTCTATAAACATTATTGTGATGACAGCACGACCTTTCGGTGTGCCATATCTTAAACCCTCCTCCAACAGGATACCATTGGATACTCATGGGTTCAAGTATCCTAAAGTTAGACATCTCACAGAAGGGAAACCTATCTATGTATTTGTTAAGGACACCTTGCAGTGCCATAACATATGGCTCCAGATGCATTGCAGCAATCTGAAATGGGACGTGCAAATCTTTTGAGTCTTTATAGTTAGGGTCAACTTTAATCTCACCTTCTAATTGTAGTTGCCCATCAATATATGGAAGTATATTCTGACGATTGTAGAAGTCAGTTACCAAATCACATACATCATGATCTATGTAGTCACCCCACACAAAATCAGTTGACTGTGTGCAATGCTTCCCCTTGTAAGAAGTAATCTCAGATTTTAAACTCATATCGATTCGCCTTTGCGTCATCAGGAGTGGACTCATCAAATGCTTGTCTCACATATACCATAGGGTCACCGTCCCACATCTTATACTTAACCTTATCAACCTTACCTCGTATATTAAATGAGATAACAGTCCGTTTAACATCAGAAGTATTACGTGGTCCCTCATGTGCAACAGTAGAAGGGAAGATGATTAAGTCTCCCTCAACTACTGGTGGTTCAAATACTTGTAGTCTACCACTCCAAGGATTATTAAATGGAGAGTAGAATGTAGTAGGTTTGTGGTACTTAGGGTCATACTCTATGTACATAACACAAGACCAACCACTGTGCCCATGATTATGGATACCGTGTGTCTGGTCTCGGTATGATGTCTGGAACCACATGTCAGTAAACTCCACACGTCTTTTGTTAGTGAAGTCTGCTAGGTATGGTTTAATAATATCAATTACAACCTCAGCATAGGAGGGAAGTTTATCTTCCTTATCCTCACGCTCCTCAAAGAAGTCTGTATACAGACTACCATCAGGCTCAAGAAGACCCTCCTCATCGGGAAGGGCATCTAAAATTCTTTTCTTATTCACACTCCAGTCCTTAATCGGGTAATAGATTATGGGGACTGAGAACATAGTCTCGACTGTCATGTCATCTCTTGTAGTTCACGGATCCTATCAGCAACTGCCTCAGCATCTTTGAGGTTTCCTTGTTCTGTTAGGTTATGTAGTTGGTCAATGAGCAGTTCAATAGTATCGTATAGAAACTCTTGGTCTTCCATTGGACGGGTGGCTGGTGCTCTAGTATATATGCACGGGATGCTCCTGTCAAGTACGGAAATTCTTTATAAAGTATTCCGCATCAACAACCACCAATGGTTTCTTATGATTACGTTTCATAAAGAGTATAGGCTCATGGTCTCCAGAGTTTGCTTCTGCCTGAGCATATGCATCATAGACATTTAACTTCTCTTGATTCTTACACTCAATACTAAAGGGAAATTTCTTTCGTGCATCTCGTGCCATGATGAGGTCTTCACCACCTGCACCCATACTCCTAGACTCTATGTCCTCAGGATGTACATCTCGATGCTCTATTAGTTGCTCACGCACCCACTTCTGGAAGTTTCTTCCCTTTGCTTTAGCACTCTGGGGTCTCATATCGAATTGATTACCATAGGTAGTAACCCATACTCTGCACGTTGAATCTTTTTAGTAAGTGTATCTACATCATCATCTGGTTCAATTGGTACCATTTGCTGCTGTATTACCTCTCCACCATCTAGTTCCTCATTCACATAGTGTACAGTGCATCCAGTTACTTTGTCACTACTATCTAGGGCTTGTTCAACAGCGTTTAATCCTTTATACTTTGGTAGTAGTGATGGATGAACATTAATAATGGGGCACTTAAATGCTGAAGGATTCTTCAACACTCTCATATACCCCGCAAGAATTACTAAGTCCACTCGCCATGCTTCTATCAGCATTCGCATCTGGTCTTCATCTTTATGACTGATGTAGCAATGTGGTATACCCCACTTCTCTGCTCGTTTTGCTGCACCACATTCTTTCTTGTTGTGTATCATCAACACAACTTCATGTTTATCACATGACTTGACAATATTTTCAAAGTTTGTGCCGTTTCCTGAGCACATCACGGCTAGTCGCTTCTTCATCATTAGGTAATCCGAGAGTTTTGTATTCAAGTTGTTGCCTCAGAAAGACTACTTCGTCTTTCAGTTTACCATTCTCAACCTCTAACTGGTCAATATGTTCTTGATACACAATAATCATACTGGCTAATTCCTCGTTTTTACTTTCGCATTCCCAGTCCATCTGGACCTCTGGTTGATAATGTTAATCTGAATAACCATCATCGTCATCCCAGACTCCATAACCACCATCATAACGTTGTGGATCCTTACCTACTTGGTAAGCATCTACATCTTCTTTGACTGCTTCCTCCAAACTAATTGCTAACAACTTAAGGTTGTGTGCAATTGCTTTGACTTTATTGTAGTTCATAATATAAGAAAAAGGGGGACGTGATGTCCCCATTATTTATCCCTTAACGGTGTTGGCTTAGCTCTTAGAAGCGAATTTACGTTCGACTCTGATTCCACGATACATTAGATCATGGTTTCTTTCTTGAGCAGCTTCAGCGAGTACTCTTTTGTTGTACTCTTCGGTGTCATACTCGACACCTCTGTATGTGACTTTTGCCATTTGTTTACTCCTAAAGTAGTTGGATTTTAAGGCCCCGTTCCTTTAGTCATTTCCGTCCCAATTACACTCCAAACCGACTGACTCTACTAGGTATACCTTATAAACGTCAACTATCTCTGCCTTTTGAGCAGGAGATAAGTCTTGCTTTGAATTAACTCTGTCTATCTTTTCAGATATGTCAGAGCAGGTAATAGCAGTGGCAATTAGAATTGGAATCATGGGATGAACGATCCGTTCCGTGACTTACTTGCGTCCCTATGGGATGAACGTATTGTCATGATAGCATGACATTTTTATTTAGTCAAGCAGACTTGTTATCTTTGTTACAATTTTTCTTTTTCTTAACACCCTTCCGAGTCGTGTGTCTCTTCGTAGCGTCTGGATGAGGCGTACACTTCCTCTGCCTCTTTAAATCCCTCTTCAAGGATTTGAGGAAAGATAAGTGGTCCCTTATACCAGCTTTCGGGTCTTTGAGCGAGCGGATCAGCCTCTCTTCTGGAGTCTTCCATCGTCTTGTCATTATTAAACCAAGCTTTTCTAACTCGCTGCCATAAGTTAGAGTTTAAATCCACTAAAGGTATTAGATTCGACATCCTGTTTAATCCCTCCAACGATATAAGATTCAATCTCAGTTTCCTGAGGTGCATTTTGTTGTCCTTTGCTATTTAGCCAGTGTTCCGTCCAAGGTAACGGATTTGTTTTGGCAGGGATATCATAGTAAGGTGTGATGCCGATTGATTTCATACGACGATTAGCAATCCATTCGACATACTGTCCGAGCAATCGCTCATTCAGTCCGATCATAGTACCTTGGGAGAATAAGTATTCTGCCCAATCTTTTTCTTGATCTACTGCCTCTATAAACATCTGCAAGACATTCTCTTTCTCTTCTTCTATAATCTCTAGTAGCACAGGGTCATCTCCTTGTTGCCACTTCTTGATTATCTTTTGAGTTAAGTTAAGATGTTGTGATTCATCTCTTGCAATGAGGGAAATTATCTTGGCAGACCCCTCCATGAGTTTCAACTCCCCAAAAGCAAATGAGCAAGCGAAACTTACATAGAATCGTATCCCTTCTAAGATGTTCACATTTACAATAGCTCTATAAAGTGAACGTTTTAAATCTTTAATAGTCCATTCATGACTAGGAGATTGTCTGGCATCTGGTGCCCACATATTACCAGTAGCATACTGTCCAGCATACTCAATGAATTCATTGTATGCTTTAGTAACAGACTCTGCTCTTGCTAAAATTCTCTCGTCATCTAAGACTGTATCGAATACCTCAGACGCATCTGGGTAAACATTCTTAATTATATGTGTGTAGGATCTAGAGTGGATTTGTTCCATGAATTCCCACACTCCGATGCAACCTTCTAACTCTGGCAGCGAGCAGTAAGGTGCGAATGCCATACCAGGACCTCTTCCTTGTACCGAATCCAATAGGATTTGGTACTTCAAGTTAGAAGTATAGATATGTTTTTGTTGTTCATTAAGGGTCTTGTAATCAGACCTGTCCTTCTGTAGTGATACCTCTTCAGGTCTCCAGAAATATCCTAGTTGTTGCTGAGTAAGCCTATCGAAATCAGGATACTTGAATTCAGTATACTGTTGCATACCTAGTGGTGCTCCGAAGAACATAGGTTGCTTACTAATGTCAGTCTTTTTTGGATTGAATACAGTTAATCCCATTGAGTGCCTAACCAGATGTCACGTACATGTTTTTCCTCTTGAGATAACTCAGGAGGATAGACTTCCTTACCGTCTTCATCAACGTCAGGAAGTTTAACTTGAGGATGATGGTCGTCGTCTTCCAATGCTGGAATACAAACTTCAGAACAGGTCTCCTCTTGCTCATGCTCATTACAAACATCCATGCAATCGAAATATCTGTCCTGCTTTTCCTTCATTTTCCTCTAAGTGTGTTCCAAAATATTTGCCATAGAGTCTTCTTAGCATCTCCTTGAATCTCATCAAAGAGATACATGTTAAGACGGAAAGCATAGTTTGCTTCAGTAATTAAAGCATTCTTCTGTGCTTCACTTAACACTAGACAATCTAGGGCTGCTCTATAGTCAGTCTTAAATGCCTTGGCATCTGATATATGAGGGAAGTCATAGAAGTGTAAACCTTCACCCTCTGGAGGGTTGAGTGACTTCTTCGCTATACCTCTCAGTATCTGACCACCAGACAAGTCACCAATGTAACGTGTATAATGGTGTGCTATCAGTAAATAAGGATCATTATCTGATACCTCTTTAATCCGATTGACATATGTCTTTGCAGCTTTGGAAGGTTCTAACTTATCCCTAAACATAGGACCGAAGAAGTATCTTAGGTCTTGCTCTAGGGATGCTTCCCTGTTGAGTTTAACACACCATTGCTTCAATGTCGAGGCTAGTGGGTCATTTGTCTCACGAATCTCTGCTTCCATGTTGGAATACACATGGTAGAAATTCACTAACAACTTCCTATATTCCTCAGGGTCTACGCAACCCTTAAGAAATGAGGATACAAATTTAGTATTCTCTGCTGCTGAGTGGGACTTCTTAGTCCCCTCTTTTATTTCTGCACTAAACATAACAACCTTCACACTCCGCTTCACTTATGTCAGAATTTAAAATATCATTAACCAAATCATCTGTGGTAGGAAGGTCATCCTTCCATCCAATTGGATGTGCTGGCTCATCTATATCCTTCTTAGCATCATATGTATTCTGATAGTAAGATGTCTTCCAACCTAACTTGTAGGTAGTTAGAAGGTCTTGTGCCATTACAGACACTGGGACTTCTCCATCAGGATAATTCTCAGGATTGTAACTCCAGTTACCAGAAATGCCTTGGTCAAAGAACTTCTGCATAACTGCTACGACATTGATGTAACCACTGTTGTCTGGCATGTCCCAGAGCAATGTGTAGTTGTTTTTAAGTGACGTATACGATGGAACAATCTGCTTAAGTGGCCCCTTCTTGCTCTTTTTAATGGACAAGTAGTCTCTAGGTGGCTCGACTCCATTGGTTGCGTTTGACACAACGGAGCTGCTCTCCGAAGGCATTTGTGCGGACAATGTTGAGTGCCTAAGACCGTAGGCTGTGATATCATTCCGTAGACTATCCCAATCATAGTTTAACTCGTTAGGACAGATGTCATCGACATCCTTCTTATATGTATCTATCGGGAGGATACCTTCGTAATATTTCGTGTGTTGGAATCCTTCACATGCTCCACGCTCCCTTGCGAGACTGTTTGATGCCCTGAGAAGATTGTATTGGAATGCTTCAGTCAATTCATGGACTAACTTCCATGCTTCTGGGTCAGAATAGTTAACTTCATTACGTGCTAGGTAATGTGCTAGTCCAATGTATCCAATACCCAATGACCTACGTGCTAGGGTGCTACGTTTAGCAGCATCCACAGGGTATTCCATGTAGTCAATCAACTCTTCAAGTCCTCTGACTGCTAGGTCACACAACTCTTCCAACTCTTCCAGTTTATATACCTTACCTACATTGATAGCAGATAGAATACACAGTGCTATCTCACCACCACCATCATCAATGTGATTGATAGGGTCAGTAGGTAGAGTAATCTCCTGACATAGGTTACTCATGTTAACCTTGTCTGTAAAGGATGAGTGTGAATTACAGTGGTCAATATTCATGATGTAAATACGACCTGTCTCTGCTCTCTCCTTAAGGATGTCTAGGATTAATTCCTGTGCTCCGATGGTAACTCTTGGAACACTACTATCTTGTTCGTATGAAGTATATAAATCGTCAAATGCATCAGTGCCAAAAGCATCATACAGACCTGGAACGTCGTGCGGGCTAAAGAGACTGATTTCTTTATTGCTAATGAATCTTTCATAAAACAGTTTGCTAAACTGAATACTGTAGTCTAACTTTCGTACTCTATTGTCTTCGGTTCCTTTGTTGTTTTTGAGGACGATGATGTCTTGGATTTCTTGGTGCCAGATTGGGAAGTGGACTGTTGCGGAGCCACCTCTGATGCCATTTTGAGTACAGCATCGAACAGTTGACTCAAACTTTTTAAGGAATGGGACGACACCTGTGTGTTGAACTTCTCCCCCACGGATTTTCGCATTGATGCCACGGATCCTACCCGCATTAATACCGATGCCTGCCCTTTGAGCGACATAGTAGCCAATAGCCATATCACTGCTAAAGATACTATCGAGGGTGTCATCAACATCAACCAAAACGCAACTTGCAAATTGGCGAAGGGGGGTTCGTACTCCCGCCATAACGGGGGTTGGGATGTTGATTTTGTGTCTTGAGATTGAGTCATAGTAGCGTCTTACATAGTCTAGTCGTGTTTCTTTAGGATAACTTGCAAACAATGTTGCAG